GTTGTAAATGAGCTTACACACAGTGAGAACCCACCACCACCTGTTTATATCAATGCCTTTGTTTCTGGAGGAGAAGATTTTCAAGTGGCGTTTCCAACTACTGAAAAATTGGATGCCAATAGTTTTTCTCCTACAGTTGAGGAGGTTGATGAGGAAATGGAGCCAGAGACATTTATGAGGGATGAAATGCGATTAGCTGACTATACACCTATGTTTGAGTATTCGACAATTCCGGATAATAAGATTACAGTTCCAGAAGTGCCGATGACAATTAATGAAGTTGTGTCTAGATACCATTTGGAGATTCCCACTACAGAGTCAGGATTATGGATTTTTAATCGATTTTCCAGCATTTTTGCTACTTTTTCCGTAAATGCACCATTTTGGATTTGGTTTGAGTCAATTTACCGATTCAGAAGAGGTGATTTTAATGTTAAGCTTGCAGATTTGGATGATGGACTTGAGCCAGATTCTGTCGTCGCAGCGATACAAATTACGGGACCTCGAGAAAATGCAGGGGAACAAACACCTTGGATACCGGAATCCTTGAATTTTTCAAACAAACGATATTTGGTTGCTCAAGGTGCAGCTTTGGTACAAAATCCTGTATCCAATGGATTAGAGGTGTCTATACCTTATATGGGAACAGCACTTTGTGAAGTTGTTGGTTTTTGTGATACTACTGATAATAGACGAGAACAAGGTCTCAATGTAAACTCAACTGCGGTTATCTTTAATCTTCGGTCCGGAGAGTTTAGTCATCCGTTGTTTGCAGCTGCAGGAGACAATTACCGTTTGGGATTCTTGGTAGGACCTCCAGCACGGACCCAATAATTTATTTATTTATTTATTAGGTTTTTATGATTTACCGTTTGATCATATTAACGACAAACTTAACGGCAGGGATCTTACCCCCTTGGCTGAGAGGCCTAAAGTGCGCATTTTTAAATAACAATACGGACGAGATTATTTGCTTTGCAAAGAACCACTGAACTTGAAATACTAAGTGAAGAC